CCGTCTGATCCAGTAAGTGAGAATATGAATGTGCTTAATGGTAAACCTATGAAAGCGTTTATATACCAAGAGCATGACGCGCATATCGCTACGCATCAGTCGTTTATGCAAGACCCACAGATTGCCGCGTTTATTGGGCAAGGGCCATCAGCGCAACAGATTATGGCGGCTATGAATGCCCATATTGCGGAGCATGTAGCGTTCAGCTATAGACAACAGATTGAGACCCGTCTCGGTTCGGCATTGCCACCTCCGAATGAAGAAATGCCTGAAGTTATAGAGGAACAATTGTCTAAACTCTTAAGTGAAGCCGCTATAGAGCTTACTCAGCAGAAACAAGCCCAAGCTGCACAACAACAAGCGCAAGCCGCACAGCAAGACCCCATTATGCAGATGCAACAGAAAGAGCTACAGCTTAAAGAAGCTGAAGTACAACGTAAGGCTCAGAAAGACCAGACCGATGCCCAGCTTGCCGCCGCTAGATTACAGCTTGACCAAGAGAAGGCCAGTAATACTGCTACCTTAGAGGCAGGACGTATAGCCACACAGACCGAGCAAGCCTCTGCTAAACAAGATTTAGACGAAGCTAAAGCGCTATTGGATTTGGCTAAGACCCAAGCTAAGGAGTCTGGGCGTGGCTAAACAAGTTGCTAATCAAGACCTCATTCGTGAGGGTAAGGGCGTTAAAGGTACCAGCATTGGTAATGGCAAGATTAAAACCTCTTCCATGAGCAAAAGGAAGAAAGCGAGCTTTAAGGCTTATAGAGGACAAGGTAGATAATTATGGCTAAAACCGTCTTTGACGTGCTTACAGATAAAGTTACAGAGGCTAAAGCCTCTAGTGAAGAATTCTTAAATGCTGGTGGAGCTAAAGACTTTGCCGAGTATAAAGAAGCGTGTGGCGTGATCCGGGGTCTAAACGTCGCATTGAGAGAAATATCAGACCTTTCGCGTAATTATACGGATGATATAGATGACTGAAGCCACAACTGCGCTTGAGATAAAGCGTAAGCAAAAGATAGATGAGGAAAAACAACTACAAGCAGACCTAGAAGAGCTTATCCCTACCCCCGTAGGCTATAGAGTTCTAATAGCATTACCTAACGTCGAAGAAACTTATGGCGAAAGTAAACTTATAAAAGCGGAGAAAACTAAGCATGAAGAATATATCCTTTCTACCATTGGTTTGGTGCTGGATATGGGCGAACAGGCTTACGCTGATACAGACCGATTCTCAACTGGCCCTTGGTGTAAACCGGGTGACTATGTGATGTTTCGCGCCAATACAGGTACCCGCTTCAAGATTGGAAGTCAGGAGTACCGTCTAATGAATGACGATTCTATTGAAGCCGTTGTTCCAGAACCGAGAGCTATCTCTCGCGCTTAAGGAGTAAATTATGCCAATGCAACAAGTAGAGTATGAGTTCCCCGATCCTGATAAGCCAGAAAAGGAAGGGGTGGATATAGTCTTAGAAGATGTTGAAGAAGCCGAACCAGAGCTAGAAATTGAAGGCGCTGTAGGGCGGGAAACAGTAGGAACAGGCAAGGATAAAAGCGCCGTAGCCGAAGAAGACGGTATGGAGATTGAGGTTGTAGATGATACACCTGTTGCAGATCGTGGGCGTAAAGCCTCTCCACCACCCGAAGAAGTGACTGACGGTGAGTTAGAAAACTATTCAGAGAAGGTTAAAAAGCGCATACAGCATTTTAGTAAGGGCTACCACGATGAGCGTAGGGCTAAAGAACAAGCATTGCGGGAACGCGAAGCGGCTGAATCCTATGCCCAACAAGTACTTGAAGAGAATAAGCGGTTAAAAGATTCGGGTAGTAAAAACCAAAATGCGTTGCTCGAGTCTGCTAAACGGCAGGTTGAAGGAGAGCTAGAAGCCGCTAAACGCGCCTACAAGGATGCGTATGAGGCAGGAGAAACTGATGCTATTGTGGAAGCGCAACAGCAACTAAACTCTGCTCAGATACGTATAGATAAAGTTAATAGCTTTAAACCAGATAGGGTGGCTCAAGAAACTCCTTTACAACCCACCGCTAATCAAGTACAACCACAAGTACAGGCACCTCAACCGCAGCAAGTTGCGAGAGATGAAAAAGCTGAATCATGGCGAGCCACTAACGAATGGTTCGGTTCTGACGACGAGATGACCGCTTTTGCGTTGGGGTACCACAACAAATTAGTTAAAGAGGGAGTTGACCCTCAAACAGATACTTACTACGAGAAGATTAACACTCGTATGCGAGAAGTGTTCCCTGAACAGTTAGATGATGGGATAGAAGATGTAAACGAGGAGCCTAGGCAAAAGTCTAGTAATGTGGTTGCACCCGCTACGCGGAGCACAGCACCTAAAAAGGTGCGCCTAAATCAAACACAGATATCCCTCGCCAAGAAGTTAGGAGTCCCACTAACTGAATACGCCAAACAGGTTGCTGAATTAAGGAGAAAGACATAATGGCTGAGAATAGATTAGATAGAGGGCTAGAAACCCGCGAAAAAACTACCCAGAAGAAAGCTTGGACTAGACCAGAATTACTGCCTAGCCCAACACCAGAAGATGGGTATACGTATCATTGGGTTCGTGTAAGTACACGAGGCACCCCTGATCCTACTAATGTCTCTTCCAAGTTACGAGAAGGCTGGGAGCCTGTAAAAGCATCTGACCACCCTGAGATTCATTTGGTGAGCATAGAAAATGACCGCTTTAAAGACAACATTGTCATGGGCGGATTGATGCTTTGTAAAGCGCCAGTAGAGCTTGTCGCAGAACGCAATAGCTATTATAGCCAACAGGCTGATAGCCAGATTGAATCTGTAGACAATAATTTAATGCGCGAAAATGATCCGAGAATGCCCCTGTTTCACGATAGGAAATCTTCGGTAAGTTTTGGCAAAGGATAAATTTTAGGAGTCAATTATGGCTAGTTCAGCAACACCATACGGGCTTAAGCCTGTAAAACGTGCTGATGGCACCCCGTACGCCGGGGCGGTCACGCACTACAAAATAGACCCTGCTGGGGTCGCTAACAACATTTTCTACGGCTCGATTGTGCAGTTAACAGCCGCAGGTTATGTTGAGTTAGCAGACGGTACTGGTAAGGACATTACAACTAATAACTTCGGTGGCAACCCTATTGGGGCTGCTGGTGTGTTTGTTGGTTGTGAATATGTAGATGCTTCCGGGCAGACCCAGTATTCGCAGTATTACCCTACAGCGTCGTTAACTGCGGTTGCTTATGTTGTCGATGACCCCAATGTATTGTTCCAAGCACAACTTGATGCCGTAAGTGGTCAAGATGACGTTGGTACAGTTACTGGGTTCCCCGCAGCACAGAATGCCCTTACTTCAGGCGACACCGCCACTGGTAACTCTACAATGGCACTTGATGCTACTGTTCAGACTACTGTAGGTGGCTTGCTTATCATGGGTTTTGTCTCTGCTACAGATGACACATATCCAGATGTTTTGGTTAAATTCACTACTGGCGGCCATCGTGTAACGATGAGTACCGGCGTATAGGAGTAATGACAGATGGCTATTTCACGCGCACAACTCCTCAAGGAATTACTACCGGGTTTAAACGCCCTGTTCGGCCTTGAGTACGCTAAATACGGCGAAGAGACTTCAGAGATTTTTGAAACAGAATCTTCTGATCGTTCTTTTGAAGAAGAAACCAAGTTATCAGGCTTTGGTGCCGCCCCCGTTAAAAACGAAGGCTCTGCTATTGCTTATGATAACGCTCAAGAAACATGGACTGCTCGTTATAACCACGAGACAATTTCTATGGGATTTTCACTGACCGAAGAGGCCATTGAAGACAACCTGTATGATTCCTTGTCTGCTCGTTATACGAAAGCCCTTGCTCGCGCTATGGCGTACACCAAGCAAGTTAAAGGTGCGTCTATCCTTAATAACGCGTTCGATAGTGCCTACACTTATGGAGACGGCGTTGTATTATGCAGCACTGCCCACCCATTAGTTTCTGGTGGCACTAACTCAAACCGCCCAACTACTGCGGCTGACCTTAACGAAACTTCTCTTGAAGCGGCTGTTATTGCAGTTTCTGGTTGGACTGATGAGCGTGGCCTTAAGATCGCTGCTAAACCTCGTAAGTTGGTTGTTCCTTCTGAATTGCAGTTTGTTGCAACTCGTTTGATGGACTCTGAACTACGTGTTAACACCGCTGATAACGATATCAACGCTTTGCGTAACAATGGGTCTGTCCCAGAAGGTTACGTTGTCAATCATTACCTGACAGACAACAACGCATGGTTCTTGATGACTGACGTTCCCAATGGTCTGAAACACTTTGTAAGGACTCCAATGTCTACCTCTATGGATGCTGACTTTGATACTGGCAATAGCCGATACAAAGCCCGCGAAAGATACTCCTTTGGTGTATCTGATCCACTAGGTATATATGGATCACCCGGCGCAAGCTAAGAAGACTGAGAAGGGGCGCTTGTCGCCCCTTTTTCTTTACTGTATTATTTAAAAATACCCTGACTGCGCTTCCACTGGGGAAGGCGGCAGACGTAAGCCAACGACAGGAGATTTCCAATGGCTACTCATCACAATACACCCGTGTTGTACAACGGTTATGGCGCAGGATATAAAGCACTGCGCAACATGCCTATCTCAATAAACCCTGATTTCTTTGAAATATCTGACGATTTTGTTGGCATTGTGTTAAATGCTACCAATACTTGGACAGTCGTAAAAGATTCTGGCGCCAGCGTAGCAATCATTGCAGATACTACAGGTGGGGAAGTAACACTTCTATCCGCCGCAACTACTGATAATGACGGCGCGTCTATCCAAGGTAACGAAATATTTACTGTAGCAGCGGATAAAGATATCTTTTTTGAAACCCGTATCAAATGTAGTGACGCTGACCAAACCGATATTTGTGTTGGGTTAACCGTTAACTTTGCGACTAACCCCGAAGCTATGCTAACGGCGGCTGACCGTATCGTATTCCAAGTAGATGATGGCAATGCGTCGATCAACTGTATTACAGAAAAGAGCGGCACTGCTACTACTACCGATTCAGGTATTGATATGGTAGATGCCACTTATATTGTTCTTGGTTTCTCTGTGAATAGTGCTAACTCGGTTCAGTTTTTCATTAATGGCGCCCTTGTTGCTACTCACACTGCAAACATAGTCGATGATGAGAATCTAACTGTTGCGGCAATGAGCCTATCTGGAAACGCTACAGGTACACGCGCTACTGATTTGGATTACATCATAGCGGCCCAAACTAGATAATAGGTGACCGACATGGCTAGGCCAAAAATTGTAGTTAAAAAAGCTAAAGTTGTAGCTAAGACCCCGAAAACCAAAGTAGACCTGCCAGCCGTAGGTACTGCCGCCCACAAAGCGTTGGTTTTGCAGGGCGTAATCAAGGAGTAAATTATGTCTTCTGACATTCAATCGACGTTTGTAGACCCTGCGGCGGCTGACCCAAATGGTTTATCAACAACAGCTGCCGTAGGTAATAACGCGGCGGTTATCCTTAATGGCGCTTTAACCTCTGGTGGAGTGGGTACGTTTGACGTACCCCGTAATGTCACAATCCTTAGTTCCGGGGATGATTCAAGCATTTCGTTTTTAGTAGTTGGAACAGACGAAACAGAAACCGCCGTTTCGGAATCCGTTACAGGAGCAACTGCGGCTGCAACTGCCGTAACCTCGGCGTATTTTTCAACTATAACCGCAATTACTGCGGTAGGTAATCCTGCCGCTAACGTGACTGCCGGATCGGGAACAGCTATTGCCGCTCCTATGTTTAGAGGGCGCATGAGGTTAAAAGGGTTGTACGCAGTAAATACAGCTACCGCAGGGACTATTTCTTTCCGTGAAACAAGCGCTACTGGCGGAATTCGTATGCAGTTTAATACGGTGGCGGCGGCTAATACCACTGAATACCCCGATGTACCAGATGATGGCATATTGTTTGTTGGCGGCGGGTATGTGCTGTATACACTAGCCGCGATGTCGTCTCTAACAGTGTTTTACTGTTAATGGCTACAAAAGACCCAAGATTAGCTCGTGCGGGGGTAGCAGGGTTTAATAAACCTAAACGTACCCCTAAACACCCTAAAAAGTCGCATGTTGTTGTGGCTAAAGAGGGAGATAAGGTCAAGACAATCCGCTTTGGTGAGCAGGGAGCAAGTACTGCCGGTAAACCTAAAGCGGGCGAGTCTGCTCGTATGAAGGCCAAACGGAAATCTTTCAAAGCTAGACACGGTAAAAACATTAAGAAAGGTAAGATGTCAGCCGCTTACTGGGCCGATAAGGTGAAATGGTAATGCCAGCTAAGTCTGAAAAACAACGTAAGTTTATGGCGGCAGTAGCCAATAACCCCAAATTCGCTAAAGAAGTAGGGGTTCCAAAAGCCGTAGGGGAAGAATTTATGAAAACTAAAAAGTATATGGGTGGTGGGAACATCAAAAAAGGCTCGCACATGATGCCTGATGGAACCATGATGAAAGGTGCTACGCACAAAAGCTACGGGCATGGTGGAAGTGTTATGTGTGGTGGCAACGGCTTGGCTAGAAGTAAACCCACCCAGTTAACGTAGGAAGAACCAATGGCAACATCGGGTACTACAGCGTTTAACCCTGACTTCACTGAGATCGCAGAGGAAGCGTTTGAGCGTGCGGGACGGGAAATGCGTTCGGGGTATGATCTTCGTACTGCCAGACGCTCTATGAATCTGCTTACTATTGAGTGGCAGAACCGTGGCATAAACATGTGGACTATCGACGAAGGCGTCGTAAATATGGTGGAAGGCACAGGCACATACGCTCTACCCGCCGATACTATAGATATTATGGAGCAGTTAATTCGTACGGGTTCGGGCAGTTCAAGTACTCAACAAGACCTTAGTATATCCAGAATCAGTGTCTCTACCTACTCGTCTATCCCTAATAAGCTCTCACAAGGGCGCCCTATACAAGTTTGGGTAGATCGGGGCAGGGATAACCCCAGTATAAACGTGTGGCCTGTACCCGACCAAGGGACTGCTTTAGCGCCGTATTACATATTCAAATACTGGCGTTTACGTAGAATTGAAGACGCAGGTGATGGGGTCGATACCGCAGATATGAATTTTCGTTTTCTCCCTACTTTAATGGCAGGTTTGGCTTATTATATAGCTATGAAAGACCCTGAGTTAGTGTCTCGTGTGCCTATGCTACAAGCAGAATACGAGAACCAATTTGAGTTTGCCGCTGGAGAAGATAGGGAGAAGGCTTCTGTGCTACTTGTCCCGCGTATGTATAGGCCGCATTAATGAGTAACTTTTCGGCTAGTACCAAAACCATTGCTATATGTGATGTGTGCGGGTTCCAGTACAAGCTACGAGAATTAAAGAAGTTAGTGGTAAACAATGTTGTTGTAGGCATAAAAGCGTGCCCTGAATGTTGGAACCCCGACCAACCCCAGTATCGGATAGGTCAAATTGTTATACAGGATTCAGAAGCTGTACGTGATCCAAGACCCGATAGTGCGGAACTGGTGGCAAGCAGGGACATCCAATGGGGATGGAACCCCGTAGGAATGGGGTTTAATGATGGGCTTACTCCTGATGATCTAGTAGCAACAGGGGAAGTTGGAACAGTAACAGTAACAACAGTTTAGGAGCTACGTTATGAAAGGCAAAATGGGTAAAGTAAAGAAAGTAGGCGGGATAAAACTGTATGCGTGTGGTACGGACGTTAATAAAAATATAGATGTGAAAACATCTGGTGTTAAGACCCGTGGTAACGGCGCGGCGACTAAAGGAACTATGGCCCGTGGGCCTTTGGCGTAAGAGGTAATTCTGGTGAACTATACCGAGTTAAAGGCGAATATACAGGACATCTGCGAGAATAGTTTTACAGATGACCAGCTTGCTATGTTTACAGAACAAGCCGAGCAGAAGATATATAACGCTGTTCAAATACCTGATTTACGTAAAAATCAAACCGGTAACGTCACTTCAGATAACAAGTACTTAGTTTTTCCAACAGACCTTTTATACGTGTACTCTTTCGCTGTTGTTGATGGGAGTGGTAATTATGTATACCTGCTGGACAAAGATACTAACTTTATACGCGAAGCTTACCCAAACGCCTCAACTACTGGGTTCCCTAAACATTATGGGTTTTTTGATACTAACTCATTTATTCTTGGCCCCACCCCAGACAGTAATTATTCGGTAGAACTACACTACGGGTACTACCCTGAGTCTATTGTTACGGCTGGAACTACGTGGCTTGGGGATGAATTCGACTCTGCGTTGCTTAATGGTGCGCTCATAGAGGCAATACGCTTCTTAAAGGGTGAGCCAGATATGGTAGCTATGTATGAGAAGATGTATGTACAAGCTATGACGCTACTTAGAAATCTTGGCGATGGTAAGATGCGTCAAGATACGTATCGTTCTGGGCAAGCTAGGGTAGGGGCAGCGTAATGTTAGGTGTAGAAGCACAAGGTATCCCAAGTTTTGACGTAAAAGTTTTTACCACGAACAATCGTGGGCATACACCGGAAGAACTTGCGGAACGGGCGTTGGAGAAACTTATTGCTATAAGTGAAACAGCCGAC